TTCATATAATGTTTAAAAATAAAAAATTATATGAAATTTAACTTACCTTGCGTTCATTAGTCCCACTCTACCTCCTTGAATCATCATAATGTTATAGCGTTCTTCAAATATTTTCAAATCATAACTGTATTCATTTAATTGTGCTACAGATTTTCTAAAACCGATTTCAAACCCATTTAAATCACAAATATATTCAATATTACTACCACTAATATCTAAAGGAGCTTCAATTGTATTAAACTCAAAAAAAACCTTCTTAAATTTATTAACATTCATAGCACCACTTGGTTGATATGTTCTTTTATTACTATCCAAACAAAAATTATATACATATAATCCATCTTTTGCTCCACCAGTAGTTCTCATATATTTTTCCATATATTCATAAACCCCAGAAGGTAATACTTTTTCCCTATAAACTCCGTCCATAGTTATACCTAAATCTATCATAATTTCTTTTAAATTAATAGGGTAATTGTTTGTCGAATTACCGATATTTCCAGTAATAAAATGATTTGCTGGATTAGGGATAGAAAGTATATTAAATGCCTGTAATGATTGAGGTATAATATCTTGATAAGGCCAATTTGTATAATTAGACCATTCATTTCTTAAATACGCATCACTTCTACGAAATCTCCACATATAATTATTAACCATGTCTTTACTTTCAATCTCTACAATTCTACTACCATTTACATCTAAAAAATTATATTCATATACTTGTTTGATTAGTATTTTGTGTTCTTGTGCTGCGAAAATCCTTCTTTCAGCCTGTCCTAAAAATATATATGTACCCATTAAATGAATATCGGCATTCCAATCTATAATATTTTGATTATATTCGCTAGTAGTGGCTTTTGGGTCTTTAGGGGCTTGTAAAAATCGCCACATTTCGTGGTGTAAAACATTTTTATTTGGTCTCATTCTATATGATAATCCATTATTGGATGGCGTTTCTTCAACATTATTTATTGTGTACAAATCCATAACAGGTTTTAGTTCAATTCTTATACTTATTTCTTGATATTGTAATGCTACCAACGGTAATGCCATTTTACTTGAATCGCAAAAAAAAGCGTCGATTGGTATAAATAATTGTCTACCTCTTATAGATGGTTCCGGGGCCAACGCTGCCTCGGAGAATTGTGCATTTGGATAAGTATTAATGTTACCATGTGAATTATCGGGGTCATTTATTTCTTTAATATTTCCAGTCATTCTATTCCATAAATTTTTTTTTGTTGTGTCAAAATCTCTTTCTTTTAAACAGTTCAAATATTCTCCGCTATATTTTGCTAATGTCGTTCCACCGCTGTATACGTTAATTTCTTCAATCATATTTGTTCCTAATTCTTCTATCCATTTAAATTCATATGGAGCAAACTCATGGCCGTTCTTATCAGGTGGCGATGTTTCTGCATCATAATTATAAAATGGACTATATATATTTGGTAAATTAATTACAAGATATGTATCGTGTAACATCTCCGCATAGCGTGGTATTTTAAAATCCAATACGGTATTTGTTTTTAAATTTAAACTTTTAGTTCCTTCGTAATCTATTCTGAATCTTTGAAGCCCAAAATTACTATATTTTTGATAAGTAGCTTTAAAAAATGTTTTTTTAGGATTTCCATTAAACAGTAAATTTTCACTTCCATATGCTACTAAATTCATTAATCCTCCAGTCATATTGATATATAATAATATAATTATTTTAAATAAAAAAATATAATTATAATTTAGCGTTTTAAAATTTATTATAGTATTAAGATATATATATACATAATGGATAAAGCAGGTAGTATGGCAAATTCAACGATGGAAGGAGTAAATAATACAGTCGATGAAGCAAAACAAAATTTTATGAATATTTTAAAAAACAAAAATAAATGGGGTGTAATTTACTTATGTTTAGTTATAGTATTTTTAATATGGTTATTAAGTCTTTATATAAGAGGTAAGTTGGGTTTAAAAGTTGCAAATAATGAAAGAATGTTAGATGATTATAGTAGGCTTGGTGGTACAAAAATAGGAGGAATTGCAGTAGGGAATCCTAATCATAAACATTTATTAAGAGATTATTATGTTGCATCAAGTTATAATTCTTGTTGTGGTGGTAATGTTGAAAAAGATTTTGTAGATATGATACCATTAAAAACAGTAATTAAACAGGGTGCTAGATTATTAGATTTTGAAATATATTCTGTAAATGGCTCCCCAGTTGTAGCAGCTGGTTCAGGGCCAAATACAAACGGCAAATATTGTTTAAAGGGTACTTACAATAGTATTCCTTTTAAAAAAGCTATGAGTTATGTTAGAATGTTAGCATTTAACGGATCACAATGTCCTAATCCCGATGATCCTCTATTTTTAAGTTTTAGAATTAAGACAAATAATCGCAATATTTATCCTATAATGGCAAATGCTATATCCAAAACTTTTTCTGGCAAATTTTTAGGACCAAAATATAGTCATAATGGAAAACACAACACTTCAGGTAGAGATGTAATACCAAATATTCCATTATTAAAATTAAAAAGAAAGGTAATTATATTCATTCAAGATCCTACAAATAATTATAGACAAACAGAATTTGAAGAGTATGTTAATATGTCAGGTAAAGGAAGTGACGGTACTGGGTTACCATTCGTCCAAGTTTATAAAAATATAGATATAGTCCAAGCATATGACCCAGAATCAATAAAAGAGGAAAATAAAAAGTTTTTAGGCATAACTATGCCTGATTTTACAAAAATATCATCAAACTCACCCGCTCCTATTCATCATAGTTATGGTTGCCAATTTGTAATGATGAATTATTCAGTTATGGACGAACAAATGTCCTATTATATAAATTTCTTTAATAAAAAAGGGGCTTCATTTAGATTAAAACCGGATCATTTGAGATATTGGGAGAAAAAGATAGCTCCACCAAAGGAACAATCCTTAAAATTTTCTTATGGGCCAAGACAAACTTCTATGCTTGGTGGTGCTTACAAACCTTCATTCTAATTTACTACTCATTATAATTTACTACTCGATATATTTTAATAACACTATATATTAAGTATGGTTTGTGATAAAAAAATGACATTTGAAGAATGTGAATTGGCAGTGTTGCGTTCTGCTGTGGATAAAATGGAAAAAAAATCAGGAATGAAAAAAATCAATAACCCTGATATTAAGGATATTATTAGAATTATAGAAGATTTTTTAAAAGTAAGCAAAAGAATATGTTACGGAGGGACTGCTATTAATAATATATTGCCTTTACAGGATCAATTTTATGATAAAGCTACTGAATTACCAGATTATGATTTTTTTTCTCCCGAACCTTTAAAAGATGCTAAAAAATTAGCGGATATCTATTATAAAAAGGGATACGAAGAAGTAGAAGCAAAAGCAGGTATGCACGCGGGAACATTTAAAGTTTTTGTAAATTTTATACCTATAGCTGATATTACATATTTAGTCCCTGAATTATATAAAAATATTCATAAAAAATCGATACAGGTTGCTAATATTTTTTATTGTCCTCCAGATTATTTAAGAATGGCAATGTATTTAGAATTAAGTCGTCCAGACGGCGATGTTAGTAGATGGGAGAAAGTATTAAAAAGATTGACATTATTAAATAAACATTATCCTATGAAGGGTCAAAACTGTAAGGTAGAAGATATCCAAAGATTATTTCAATACGGTAGTAAAAATTTGATGTCTGGGGGTAAAAAACCTATTAATGATTATAGTGATGAAGAAGAATTATTGGTGGATATAGAAGAACAGATTTTTCATACTGTACGGGATGTATTAATGGGTCAAGGCTGTGTATTTTTTGGGGCATATGCTAATAGAATGTATTTGAGAAATCTTGAATATTTGAAAAGAAAAAAAATACCCAAAATTCCAGATTTTGATGTTTTATCTGATGATCCCGAAACAGCCTCAAGAATATTAAAAGAAAGACTTGACGATTTAAATCTTAAAAAGGTAAGAATTAAAAAAAAACCGGGCGTTGGGGAAATTATTGCCCCTCATTATGAAGTTTCTGTTGGTGCTGAAACAGTCGCATTCATATACGAACCGTTAGCATGTCATAGTTATAATGTTATAAATATAGGTCCAAATAAATTAAGAGTCGCCACATTAGATACTATGTTAAGTTTTTATTTAGCATTTATATATGTAAATAGACCATATTATGACATCAATCGTATTTTATGTATGAGTAAATTTCTTTTCAAGGTACAACAAAAAAATAGATTACGACAAAAGGGGTTATTACGAAGATTTAGTCCTGATTGTTATGGCGTCCAAGCAACAAAAGAAAAAATGCGTGAAAAAAAAGCAGAAAAATATAGAGAATTAAAAAATAAAAGAAATACAAAAGATTATGAATGGTATTTTTTACGATATGTCCCTGCTGAAAAATATAAAAACAAGGTTAAAAACAGTAATAAAAAGAAAAAGAGGAAAACTAAAAAGAAAAGAAAAACTAAAAAGGGTATTTTAAGTAGATTAGGATTTGGTGGTAGAAAAAAAAGAAAAACAAAAAGAAAAAAATAATTAATTATTAATTTAAATAATTAATTATTTAAAGATTTTATATTAACTAATTATATAATGGGAATTATTATTGATGATGTTTTTGAAGATTCACGAGGATTCACATCGAATCAAACTTATGCTTCTTTTGCACATAACGAGATACGTATAAGGAAACACCAAGGTATTAAATATTATGTAGATGTCTCACGAGAAGATGTAAGTGGAAACCCAAATGCTACTTCTTATAATAAGGAAATTGTTGATGCATCTGGAAATAAAACAATCACCGCATCCGGTAATATTTTAACTG